ACATTTACACAAGAAGAAGTTACAAGAATGATGACTCGGGAAAAGAAGGAAGGTAGAAATGCTGCAATCAAAGCTTTAGGTTTTGAAAATGAAGAAGAAGCAAAAAAGGCTGCATCTCTTTTAAAGGCATTACTTGATTCCCAAAAATCTGATAAGGAAAAAGCTGAGGAAGAAAAAGAAAACGCTGTTAGCCAAAAATCAGATGCTGAAAAAAGAGCTTCCGAAGCAGAAGCTAAATTAACTTGTTTCTTATCTGGTGTAAACAAAGATTCGATTGATGATGTTTTGTCAATCGCTTTACCTAAAGTAACTGATGATAAAGATTTATCAAAGGTGCTTGAGGATATGAAAAAGAATAATCGTTATGCATCTTTTTTCGAAGGAAATTCTGGAGGAAAAGGTGGGGACAAAGGAACTGGTAATCCTCCTGGTCATTCTGGAAAAGAAGGTGAAGACGAAAAGGGTAGTTATGGTAAAAGACTTGGTTCGCAGAATAAACCTACCAAGGAAAGAAAGAGTAGTTATTTTTAAGGAGGATGTTAAAAAATGTTAAATCAGACAAGAGTTGAAAAGTTTGCAGGTTCAACTAGAAAAACAATTCTGGTTGACGAAATGAACAGCACTGCTTTATCTTGTGTTGTTGCTAACACTGGTGTTTCTGCTAATGCTAATGGCAAGAAGATTATCAAGGCAGGTACCCCTGTTGCAGGAAACTTACAGGAAAGAAACACACCTTTTACAGTTGCTGCTGATGGAACAAATGCAGTTGGGGTAATTCTGCATGATGTTGATGTTACTGCCGGTGAAGCTAATAGCCAGGTTGTTATTTTTGGGTTCATTGATGTTAGCAAACTGGAAAGTGATGTTGTTACAATGGTTAAGGCTGCTGCTGATAAGCTGAAAATGATTCAGTTTGTAAAATAATTTTAGGAGGATATTAAAATGGCGTCTATTTTTGAAATGGTAACCTCGGAAGATATTGTTGCTTATTGGCATACAAAAGTTTCCGAAACAGAAAATCTTTTAGGAGAAGAACTGTTTGATGAAAGACAGAAGTTAGGTTTAGACCTTAAATGGATTAAGGGTTCACAGGGACTTCCTATTGTTCTGAAACCTTCCGCTTATGATGTTGCTGCTATGAAGAGGGATAGAATCGGATTTGAAAAGGTAGCAACAGAAATGCCGTTCTTCAAAGAATCCATGATGATTGATGAAGAACTTCGTCAGCAACTCAATATGGTTCTGGAAACAGGAAATCAGGTATACATTGATTCCATTATGACCAGAATTTTTGATGATGAAATGCAGTTATTACGTGGTGCAAGAGCACAGCGTGAAAGAATGAGAATGATGCTTCTCACAACCGGTGGAATTTCCATTTCTGCAAATGGCCAGGATTACGATTATGATTATGGTATGCAGGCTTGGCAGAAGGTAACTGTTGAAAAATCTTGGAGTGACCCTGACGCTGATATTATTAAGGATATCAGAACATGGCAGGACACTGTTGAAGAGGAATCCGGCACAAGACCTGACAGAGCTATTCTTCATCCGAACACCTTTGATTATTTCCTCAATAATAACATTATCAAGAATGCTATTTGGGGTAATGATTCCACAGCTCCTGTATCAAGAGAAAAGGTTCTCAATTATGTTTCCACAGAGTTAAAGCTTTCCTTAGCTATTTACTCCAAGAAATATATTGATGAAGCTGGTGCAAAAAAGAATTATGTTCCTGATGATTTGTTTGTATTAATTCCTTCCGGTTATCTTGGAACAGGTTGGTTTGGTACAACTCCCGAACAATCTGACCTTATGACGGGTGCTGCTGCAAATGTAACAATTACCGATACCGGTGTTGCTGTTACAACCTCTAAAAAGATTGACCCTGTAAACGTAGATACAAAGGTTTCCATGATTTTCTTACCTTCCTTTGAAGCTATTGACCAGGTAATGATTGCTGATGTTAATGCAGAAGCTTAATTAGGAGGTAATTATGATTAAAATTAAAAAAGGTCAAAAGGTAATGTCTGTTCCATCTGCTTCATATGATAATTTCTATAAGAATGCAGGATGGAAAAAGGTGGAACAAGAAGCAGAAACTGTTTGTACAGATAATGATGTTGACTTAGATGAGGTTAACGAAGACCTTGGTCCTGTACTTGAGGAAGAAGAGGAAGAAGTAATTGATGATGAGTGGGCTAATTATGAAGATGAGGAAGTTGAAAAACCTTTATCAGAAATGACAGATGCTGAGCTTAAAGAAAAAGCTGCTTCCTTAGGAATTGATACGAAAGGGTTATCTGCTAAACAGATAAGAGCAAAAATTAAAAACCATCCGGCGTAGGAGGTTATTATGTCTTTAAGTGCTTTGGAAAAATTAAAGATAGTACTTAGGGAGAAAGATTGCCCGTTCTTTGATGATGAAGAGATACAATTTCATTACTCAGAGAACGGGAGTGATTTTAATAAAACAGCCTATAAGTTGTTAATAATGAAATCAGAAAATACAACCTTAAGTATGAGTGGTTTGGAGGTTGGTGATACTTCTAAATATTTTAGAAGGTTAGCTCAACAATACAGACAAAACAATTCCAGAATATTGGGGGATTGATTATGCAAGTTGCTGTTTTTTTAAGAAACAAAATTGAAAGACAAATTAAATGGAATGGTCAAGAGTTTGAATTTTTAAGACTTAAAAAAAATGAACACCACGAATTAACAGATGAGATTGAAAAAACATTCAAACTTAATGGGGTCTTCCACGAAGGTGGAGGATATAGTGGAATGTTAAATATCGAAATGTATGGAAGAGATGGTGGTAGAACCGTAACTAAAATGAAACCCATGATACTTTGTTTATACGAAGGTGGTGTTAATTTAGATACGGATGATGTGGTTTATATAGGTGACTATAAATATCACATTGTAGAAAAAAATGACATTAAGAATTTAAAAATAGCTTTTGAAATTTCATTGGAGATTGATAATGGGCGTAGCTAGAAGAAGTATTAGGATTGATGCAACTGATGTTATTAATGGCTTAAATCTTTTGGGTGTAAATGCTGAAAAAAAGGTTGAACAATATTTGGAAGATTCTTGTTTTGAATTGGAAGAGTATATGAAAGATAAGGCCCCATGGCAAGATAGAACTGGGGAGGCAAGAAGAAGGTTAAATGCAAAAGTTGAAAATCCTAAAGATAATTACTATAGAATAGCTCTTAAACATGGGGTTAGTTATGGTAAGTATTTAGAGAATGCAATGGAATTAAGGTTTGCAATTCTTGAACCAACTGCACGCTTAAAAGGTCCTGAAATAATA